TCCCCTAGAGTATACAGTATACGAAGTATAATACCTCCAAACTATACAATGTCAACCAACAAACAACATAGAAGATACGTGTTCACATTGAACAACTACACCGCGGAAGAAATAGAGTCCATAGGAACATCTACATTCCGCTACATTATATACGGACGAGAAATCGGAGAAAGCGGTACACCGCATCTCCAAGGCTATCTTGAAGTAGCTAAACCGATGACATTCGTTGCCATCAAGAAGCAATGTCCTGGCTTCCAACGTGCTAACTTTGAAGTCGCTAAAGGCAAAAGAGAACAATGTGTTGCATACTGTTCTAAAGGCGAACAGTCCCACAAAGAATGGGAACAATACGGTACTTGTGGCCCTAACTGGGGCAAACTCGCTCAGGTAACTGAGATCGGAGATTATAAAGCTGGCGGACAAGGAGCAAGAACAGACTGGCAACAAATATGGAGCGAAATTGCCGAGGGTTCTTCCTTCATTGAAGTCGCCAGAGAACATCCCGAACAAGCAATAAAGTACCATTCAGGCATCAAAGCCTGCATTGCAAGTGTCAACACTGAAGTAAACAAACTCAATCTCCAAAAAGAGATCGGAGTCTTCAAACCATACAAATGGCAGCACGAGCTTCTAAAAGACTTAGAGAAGAAGCCAGACCAACGTAAAGTTATCTGGATAGTAGATGATAAAGGCAACCGTGGTAAAACATGGCTAGCTAAACACTTACTAGCCAACATGAGTGCATGCTGCTTTGCCAACTGCAAGACAGCAGACGTTGCCCACGCCTATAACGGCGAGAGAATAGCAGTCTTTGACTACAGCCGCTCCAATGAAGACCGTATCAACTACGGAATCATTGAACAAATCAAGAACGGCCTTATATTCTCTCCCAAGTACGATAGCCGTACAAAGGTACATGCAATACCCCATGTAGTCTGTCTCAGTAACTTCGCACCAGACCGCTCAATGATGAGCGCCGACCGCTGGGACATTCGCGTTCTGAACGACGACTCTGTAGTACCAATTGAGAATGTACACGAGATGGACATCCTCGATGAACCAACAGAAGACAACATTGAACAACTAATAGAAGAAGTTGTAGACGAATTAGAACTCTATGGAGTTGACTTATCGAAGGACGTACACGACATTTACACACCCGATGAAGACGACTGGATATCATTCGAACAAGCAATAACGCCACCCTGCCGAAGTCAGGTGGCTATCCCGTTGCCCGAGTGGTACAATATGCATAGCTACTTTGGACTACCCAAAGACCTACCAACAGTGGCTAACGTGCATATAAGCCCAGCTGTACAAGCTGCCATTGAACAACTAACCGTGTCCAAAGACCACCTCGATACACGAGAGGCGGGTAATACTGGTACCGCCTCTCTTACGTGTCCTAACAATAGTCCTATGTCTATTGAATACCAAGACTACTTAGCTGAAAAAAAGCTCAGATATCTAATACAACATCAGAATGATGACACAGACGACGAATTCACTGACTGCGAAGATATATACACATCATCCGAAGACATATAAGAGATAGCTAATAGCTAATGGCACACCGGGTGTGGTGGGTCCCACGCGCGGGACGCCCCCACCACACCTGCGGTGTGCTGATCTACCGATTCAATACAGGTACATCGCGCTCCGCGCTCGCCCCTGCGAATAGACTGTTCTGTTAATACTTGCTCCTCCTATGTGTGCAGCTCAGCCTAACGGCTTCGCTCCACACTTCGTGCGGTGCGCCTCTGTCAGGGAAGCACTCAGTGCAGTGGGGCCCCATCGCCCCACGCACTCATCTGTACTATTAACTATTCCAACTATCTAGCAATATGCTAACCTGATGACCTGGCCCGGCCATCAAAAAAGAGAGGGCAATAGGCCCTTTTTTGTCCTAACGACCTTTACAATTCTGAATTCAATTGAGTTATCCATAAATCACCAGAAGTAGCAGATGCCGGAAGAGTTCCATCATCATTAACAACTACCACTGCACCAGGACCAGTTATAGTAACTGTATATATCATCAATATACCATCAGAAGTAACACCAGCCTTTGAAGGAAACTTACTAGCAGTATTGCCAGAATACCTATTAGGAAATGAACAATTAGTAGCTGCAGTAAGAGTTGGACACACTGTTGAAGCAGTTGAAGTACCAACACAATTCCATGTAATAAGAAACCTTCCTTCTTCCATAGTATCTGGAAATGTAATAGAACCACCTGTTAAAACTACAGGAAGGTTAGTTCCTGTAACTTCAGTAGCAGCTGCAGAACCAAGAGGAGAAGCATTAGTAATGCTATTTAGCTGCCAATGACCAGACAACAGAAGATCTTCTTCATCAACAAGCTTAGGCTTGAAAAAGTGTATCTCATACGTACACCACAACTCTCCTAAGATACCAGAACCTGAATTACCTGCAGTAGCTATCTGAAACTTACCAAGATCATACAAACGCTGATCAGCGTTAGTCTCCACTGGACCAGTACGAACAAACAATTGATTAACAGGATTGAGTGACTTCTTACACTCAATTGGATGTATAAAATTCTCTGAAGGTTTAGCACTATTAGCGAACTCATAGTTCTCTAAATGTACCTTATCAGTAAACTCAGGCAATAAAGGATTATATTGAGTAGCCATAGCCACATAACCAAGAGCTGCAGAAGAAGCAGTAGTATAATCAGCAGACAGAGACTTATACTCATATACCATACCTGCTATCATATACTCTTCAAAATTATTTGCAACACCTGCTAACCAAGGAAAAGAATCAGATAAACCCGGGTTTATATTAAATGCTGTAACTGTAAAAGCAGAAGACGCTGTAATATCGGTTATAAACTCTCTATGTCGCAGACACACACTGCGATGAGACTGATTAATCAACTCAGGAGGATTAAACCTATTACCCATTAATGAGTTGACTTCCACTGAATAATCACCAAAGCCCGTTATATGCTTAATAAGACTTTGTGCAAGATGACCGACTCCACCGCCGATCATACCACCTACAGGACCACCTAAAGCAGTCCCAATACCTCCACCGATCATAGCGCCATAAGGCGTTGAATACGAACCAGTTGATCGTGGATACTTCTTCCTATAAGCTCCTCTACCAGTCAATACTGGTAAAGCCCTGAACCTAACAGGATACTTACGAGGAGCTTGACGCTTACGACGACGATTTGTTGTTGCTAACACTATCTGCTTTGACATATGTATACATTGGGTGACATCTTTTCCCACAAAAATAAATAATTACCCATTAATTAATTACCAAAAAGATTCTGTCCCCTAGAGTATACAGTATACGAAGTATAATACCTCCAAACTATACAATGTCAA